AATTTGATACCAATACTCAAGGCGTTCTTTACTACACATCAAACGCAACCGCTAACTGGACACTCAATGTTCGTGGAGATAGCGGAACAACGCTAAACTCCTTACTTACAACAGGTGATTCAATTACTATCGTTTTCTTGGTTACTCAAGGTGCAACTGCTTACTACGGTTCTGCTCTAACTATTGATGGAAACGCAGTAACTCCTAAGTACATTACAGGAACAGCCTTTAGTGCAGGAAACGCTTCATCTATTGATTCTTATGTTTATACTATTATCAAGACAGGAAGCGCTACCTTCACGGTACTAGCCTCACAAACTAAGTTCGCGTAAAGGAGTAGGCTTATGCCAATTATTGCTGGTCGCGCTTCTGCGGCGTATGGTGCTGGATTCGCGGCTATAACCGCGCCTCCTTACCTTGGTCCATTCGGTTCTTACGATGCTTTAGCATCTGTAACTGTTGGTACTGCTACTTCAACAATTACTTTTGCTGGTATTCCTAGCGGGTACAAGCATTTACAACTGAGGTATAACGCTAAAGCAACAGGCTCTTTAGGTGGGTATCCAGGAAGTGCCTATATTGCCTTCAACGGAGATACAACAGATGCGAATTACACTAACCATAGGCTTACTGGAAATGGCTCTGGTGGTAGCGGTGGCGTTGCTTCAGGCGCCGCGACAGGCAATAGAGGAAATATCATCCTAACCTCTGGTACACAAAGCCCTTGGTCTAATACAAGTTTATTCCAAGTCGGTATTGTAGATATTCTTGACTATTCAAGCACAACAAAAAATAAAACACTAAAAGCGTTAAATATCGGAGATGGAAACGGTAGTGGTACCGTTGGACTTTACTCAGGGTTGTGGTTGAATACATCCGCAATCACAAATATATCATTTGTAATGGACCCAACTTATCTTATTAATTTTGCAGTAAACACACAAATTGCACTTTATGGAGTGAAATAATGGCTACTAATACTTATGTCGCACTTCAAACGCAGACACTCGCTACTTCTGCATCTTCTGTGACCTTCTCTGCTATTCCGCAAGGATATACAGACCTAGTTTTAGTTGGAAATTATTTTTTTGTATCTACTGGAGTTAGATATGCAACATTAAGAGTAGGAAATGGAACACTAGATACGGGAAGTAACTATTCCGACACATATTTAGACACATACCCAAGTACTCCCAACTCTGGAAGAAATTCCAATAACACTACTGCATTATTTTCTTATTCTCATTCTAGTGGAGTATCAACAACTGCATCTCAAACTGCAATAGCAAATTTTATGAACTATTCAAACACTACTACCTATAAAAGTATCATAAACAGAAACAATAGTGGCACCAATATGGTTAGCATTTATGGAAATTTATGGAGAAGTACTGCCGCTATCGATACAATACAAGTTATCGCAGGTGCCGCTGATTTTGCAACAGGCTCCACATTCAGTATTTATGGAATCCGCGCAGAAGGCGTAACTCCTGCACCTAAAGCAACTGGCGGAGCAATTTACTCTGACTCTACTTATTATTATCACGCATTTGGCGCTTCAGGGGTATTTACTCCTTCACAGGCATTGACTGTTGATTACCTTGTAGTCGCAGGTGGTGGCGGTGGAAGTACAAATGAGGCTGGCGGTGGTGGTGCAGGAGGACTTCGCTCAACCGTTACTGCAACTGGTGGCTTAGGAACTTTAGAGTCTGCATTGTCTCTAAGTAGTGCAACAAATTACACAGTAACCGTTGGCGGTGGTGGTGCAGCAGCAGGAACAGTTGGAACACAAGGCTCAAACTCTGTCTTCGCCACAATTACCTCAACAGGTGGTGGTGGTGGCGGTAATGGAGGAGCAGTCGGCGGTGCTGGTGGTTCAAGCGGCGGTGGTGGTGCTTATGGAAGTAATGCCGCTGGTACTAGGACTGCAAGTCCAGTACAAGGCTTTAGTGGTGGTATCGGTTCTGTCGTAAACGGCGGTGCTGGTGGTGGAGGAGGAGCAGGAGCGGTTGGAGTTGCGGGAACTGCCTCAACCGCAGGTAATGGTGGCGCAGGTTTAGAACTTACGGCATTTGCAACTGCAACTGGAACAGGTGTCAATAAGTATTATGCTGGCGGAGGCGGTGGTGGTGCATTTACAGGAAGCACTCAATCCACAGGTGGTGCTGGCGGTGGTGGTGCTGGCGGTGCTGGAACTCCGACCGTAGGTTCTGCTGCAATCGCAAATACGGGCGGTGGTGGTGGCGGTGGTGGTACAGGTGGCGCTATTGTTGGCGGCGCTGGCGGTTCAGGTCTTGTTATTGTTAGATACACAAAGGCATAAGGGGATAAACAAATGGCAGAAAATTATGTTCTCTTAGAGACTATTGAGTTGTCTCAAACAGCCGCATCTGTAACCTTTGATAACATTCCGCAGACTGGTTATACTGATTTGAAAATTGTTATGTCTAGTCGTCTAAGCGTTGCAGACCAAGATAGTATAATAACGCTAAATGGTTCAATTACAAAAAATGGAAGTAACAGATTATATGGAAACGGTACTGCCACAGCGGCAGATTCATCAGTCGGCGGACCAATATCAAATCAGTCCTCTTATACGGCAAGTGTATTTAGTAACTGTGATGTATATTTTCACAACTACACAAGTGCTGTTAATAAAATTATTTCTATAGATTCTGTCAATGAAAATAACAGTTCACAAGGTTATCAAATTATTTCTACGCAGTCTTTTACTTCTACTTCAGCAATTACTTCTATTGCCATTGCTCCAAGTAGCGGTTCTTTTGTTGCCTACTCAACCTTCTCCCTCTACGCTCTAGCCGCACTAGGAACAACTCCAGTAACCGCCCCATTCGCAACAGGTGGAAACATCGTTGCTAATGATGGTACTTACTGGTATCACGCGTTCTTGAGTTCAGGAACATTTACTCCACTAAAGGCTCTGAGTTGCGATATGTTAGTGATTGCTGGCGGTGGCGGTGGCGGTGCTGATGCGGGTGGCGGTGGTGGTGCTGGTGGACTTCTACCATTTACATCTCAATCATTGACTGCTCAAAGTTATTCAGCGGTAATTGGCGCAGGTGGCGCAGGTGGACCTCTCAATACCTCAGGAACAGTCGGTGTAGATTCACAATTCGGCGCTTTGACTTTGGTTAAAGGTGGAGGCGCTGGTACTCGTTCAGGTATTGGTGGAGCAGGTGGCTCTGGTGGTGGTGGTTCAGGTCGCGGAAAAACAACTGGTGTTGATGATGCTGGAGGTACGGCTACATCTGGTCAAGGAAATGCTGGCGGTGCTGGTCACGGAGACAGTTCACCCACGACCTCCCAATCTGGAGGTGGAGGTGGCGGTGCTGGTGGTGCTGGTACAGCAGCAGTTGCTGCAGTTGGCGGTAATGCTGGTGCTGGTCTGAATACAATCGCTGGGTATGGTTCTTTTTCAGGAACTACAACTGCAACTAATACGGGTGTAAGTGGTTATTTTGCAGGAGGTGGCGGTGGTGCTCCTTATACTGCTGGAACTTTTGGCACAGGTGGTTCTGGTGGTGGTGGTAACGGAGCATCAAATGGTGTCTCTGCGACAGCCAATACTGGCTCAGGCGGCGGTGCAAGTTCAAATGCTGGTGTTGGTGGCAACGGCGCGTCAGGTATTATTATTGTTCGTTACACAATGGTATAAAGGAGAAAAAATATGTCACATTGGGCAGAAATAGATGAGAACAACATTGTTCTCCGTGTACTCGTTGGGAATAACAGCGAGGCAGATGAAGGCGAAGCCTTTATGAATAGTCTTGGCGGTACTTGGGTCAAGACCTCATATAACGGCACCATCCGCAAAAATTATGCGGGAATTGGGATGTCTTACGATGAAGAGCGTGATGCTTTCATCGCACCAAAACCTGAGTGTCACCCCGATAAGGTAACCTTAGACGAGGAAACTTGCATTTGGTCTTGTTCAGATGCTTCCCATGTAATAATTGAAGGAGAAGAATAATGTCAGATGTACCTAAGAAACTTGTAGTAGATGTTGCCGCTGGAACTCAGCAATATATTGATTTAACACCCGCTGAGATTGCTCAGCGCGACCAAGATGCGGCTGCATACGCTGAAGAACAGGCTGCCCGCGAAACGGAAGCCGCTGCAAAAGAGGCTCTCAAGGTATCTGCTAAAGCAAAATTAGTTGCTGGCGAGCCTTTGACAGCCGAAGAAGCCGCAGTTCTCGTAATCTAATTACCCAATAGGAGTTCAAAATGGCAGGTACAACAACTAAAGGTTTGCGCTATCCAAGCGCAGGAGATAACCCTGCCATTCATACAGATATTCAGAACTTGGCTACAGATGTAGATACAAAGTTTGATAGTTATGCAACCCTATCAGGAGCAATTTTTACTGGAAATATTCAAGTTCCGACTGAAGTAAATTTTGAGGGTTCAACAGATAATGGTTTTGAAACAACTTTAACTGTAGTAGACCCAACGGCTGACCGCGTAATTACATTTCCAAATGTAAGCGGAACAGTTATTACATCTGGAAACCTAACGGGAATCACAGCAATAACTAGCGCAACCATTACCAGTTCAACTATTACTAGCGGAACCCTAGGCAATGCGCTTGCGGCTGGAACTTACAAAATTACAGGTCTTGGCGATGCCTCAGAATCAACAGATACCGATGCAGTCAATGTAAAGCAGACCTTAAATCTTGCTCGTACAACCATGTTGTTACTCGGCGGTATGTAATGACTTTTACCTATTCAGGAGACCCAACTACAAGCACCCGTAACAAGGTGCGTTTTCTTCTCAATGACACATTATCAACCGATGCTTTGTTTTCTGATGAGGAGTTGGATTATCTTATTACTGAGTGGGGAACAAATATTTATGAAATATGCCGTGCTTCCTGCGAGGTTTTAGTTTCACGCTTTACCCGTTTAGCCGATAGCACATCAAAAAGCGTAGGAGATATTTCAGTCTCCGAGTCTTATGCGGCAAAAGGCAAAGAATATCAAGACCTTGCTAATTCTTTCTTAGCCAGAAAATTGCGTAAGGCTCCACCTACAATGTGGGCGAAGGCGGATGCAATCAAATCTACAGATGACAAGACCACTTCTGACTTCAATACAGACTTTGTAGTTGGCTCAATGGACAATCCAAACTCTTACTACGAAACACGCATCGTAGAGTAGGGGGATAGCCATGGCAGATGCTATCTACTCAAAAGTCGCAGAGTTTATGACCGATACCGTGGTATTCACGGCTCAAAGCGCAGTTGATAAATACAACAAGGCTACTTTTGGCGGGGCAGTTGTTACTGCAACTGGTCGCCTTATCTACGACACAGTTCGTTCACGCGATGTTCAAGGAATCGAAGTGACCGATGTTGGTCGCTTCATCACTAATGGTCCGCGGACAACCATCACAGTTGGACACAGAATGGTTGTTGGGTCAGATACTTTCACTATCAATGCAGTAGACAATATCGCGGATGAAAATGGAGCGCATCACACAGTCATACGCTTCGGGCGATAACCATGGCTCAGACCTTTACCTTTGAGTTGGAAGGCGCTCGCGAACTTCGCAATATGCTGGAAGTCTCTGGTCGAGATGCTGGCAAGATAGTCGGTCAAGTAATCCTTGAAGAAGCCAACATGATTTTTGCTAAAGCAATGGTTTTGACACCTATTGATACAGGCGCTTTGCGTGGCTCAGGCGGAGTTTCAGCCCCCATGAATATGCCTTCGGGTATCGGAGTTGATATTTTCTTTGGTGGACCAGCGGCTCCATACGCCATGTATGTCCATGAGATATTAGGCAACTATCACAATGCACCGACACAGGCTAAATATCTGGAGCAACCTTTTATGGAGAGATTGCCAGCAATTCAGGCAAATATGGCTCGGCGTATCATTGACCTCATTAGAAAGAACGGAGCAGTCTGATGGCAACAATCCTAGAATCCATTGGTGATTACTTGGTCACCAACACCCAAGGCACCCTTGGAACAAATTTGTTTTTAGCCACATTGCCAGAGTCTCCAGATGTCTGCACAGCCGTCTACGAGAACGCTGGTTCACCTCCAGCCTTCACTATGGGTACAGGCGGAATTGTTATTGACTACCCAATGATTCAAATTATTTCCCGCGCTGGCAAAGATGATTACCCAACGGCGCGAGACAAAATTGATGCGATTCGAAACTTGCTTGCATCCGTAACTGATGTCACAATTTCAGGTGTCACGATTTTGCGTATAGAGCCAATGGGTAGTGTAAATCCATTGGGGATAGACCCAAAACAAAGACCACTATTATCGGCGAATTTCCGATGTCTAGTGAGGAAATAACCACGGAGCCATTGGCTCCCCCAGAGAGAGTGGTAGACCCGTATGGCAGAAACGCAACGACAGACGAGTTCCAAAGGTGCTGGAAATGCGACAGACTCCTCTTTGAGTCGGCAACGCGCCCATGGAGTATCCGATGTCCTCGGTGTAAGTCAAAAAATAAATCTGGATGAATTTGTCTCTAAGTTAGACTCTCTGAATGGAAAAAAGACTTTGCCTGGGCATGAGTGTGCAATGGGTAAATTGATGAGAGAGTTACCCGAAGCCTTTTCGTCAAAACTCATGGAAACTCTTATCAATCCGTCAGTTGAAGGAACCGCTATAACAAAGGTTCTTGCCGACTATGGGTTCGAAATGAGTTCAAATGTTGTTCGCCGTCATCGCCGTAGGTTGCAGGGCTTAGACGGATGCAAGTGTGAAAAATGAACCTAGATGATGCTCTTGAGAATTTATTAAAAACAACAGAAAACAATACGACTCAACCTATGGAGTCGCGCAAAAGAAGTGCCGAATGGACTCCTGGGGTTTCGTGGGATGGCAATGAAGGCGTAGTAACTACAGAAGCGATGAAAGGTGATACTCACCCAGATTGGTCAGGAGTTCTTCGCATCTGGGGTCTTGACCCCGACAACTTCGCTGTCGTTGAGCCTGTCCTTTTCAATGTGTGGGGGAACACCGAAGGTGCGCTCAACCGCCAATGGAAAGGCAGAGTCGTTCGTAAAGGGGCTAAAGAACGCGCCGATATAGACCATTTGATTCAGGAGATACGAAAGCATAAGCCCAGAGAAAGAAAGCCACTCATTGAAGGTAGCGCTAGTTTAGTTGTAGTTGCCGCAGATTGGCAGGTCGGAAAGAAAGATGGAGACGGACTTAAAGGTTTAGTTGGTCGCTGGCTCCAAGCCATTGACGATGTTGAAGCGCGATACAAAGAATTGAAAAAGATGGGCAGACCTATCGAATCCATAACTGTCCTTTGCCTCGGTGATTTAGTTGAAGGTTGTGATGGACATTATGACATCCAGACTTTTACGGTGGAAGTTGATAGACGAGACCAAGTAAAGATTGCTCGCCGTCTACTTCGAGATGCCCTAATCCGCTGGTCTAAGTTCGCTCCTGAAATCACAGTCGCGGCGATTGGCGGAAACCATGGCGAGAACCGCAAGAACGGAAAAGCCTTTACCACTCTTAACGATAATGACGATGTAGCCCTAGTTGAGTCCGTGGCTGAAATCTTCCAAGCCAACCCAGAGGCATACGGTCATATCAAGTTTGCTATTCCAACAGATTCTCTATCGCTAACAGTTGAAGTAGGAACAAAAATTATCGGAATTACTCACGGGCATCTGGCTCGCGCTGGAGCGGGAGTTGAAGCCAAACTTCGCCGATGGATTGCTGACCAGACACTCGGGCGCAACAAAATCGGAGATTGCGATATTTTGGTGACTGGTCATTATCATTCACTCAAGATGGCAGATTGGGGTGGAGTCAAGTGGCTCCAAGCCCCCGCGTTGGATGGAGGAAGCGTATGGTGGAGTCAATCAACGGGGGAAACTGCGGATGTAGGAATTCTGACATTTGTTGTGTCGGAGCGGGGGATAACAGACCTCCAACTACTTCAATGAACGACCCTAGAGACATAGCCATGTATGCGGCTGAACTCGTCTCTGGAGACCGTCAGGAGGCTTATGGGCATCCCCTAGATAACTTCACTAGGGCGGCTCAAATCTGGTCTGCAATCCTTGGTATAGCCGTTACAGCCGAGCAAGTGAGCCTATGTATGGTCGGAGTTAAGATTGCCCGAGAAGCCCACATTACCAAGCCCGATACAGTCGTAGATGGCATCGGCTATTTCCTAACTTTGGCGATGATTCGAGAAGAACGCGCCCGTAGAGAGAGTTGAATATCTAACTAGGGTTTGATATACTGGTCTTGTCAGAAAGGGGCAAGCCATGAGAGAGTTCAGAATCTCAGAAATCAACATTGATAAGACTCTTATCAAAGCGCAAAAGATTGCTCAGCGCGGTCAAAAGCAAGGATTATCTGGCGGTTTCAAAGTCAGCATCCAAGAGCGCGTGGAGGAAATCAAGGGCGTTGAGTGCCAGTATCAGGTCTTAGTCATTGAAGGCGAGCCACTCAAGTATCAGGGCTGGGAATTCATTGGCGTTGCTGAGTTCGTTGAGGAGCAAGTTCTTCTTCACGGCTTCTCTGATTCAAACCCAATTCAAGCATCAGATGTCAAAAAGGGATATTGCGACCATTGCCAAAAAGTTCGTAACCGTGGCAAGGTCATCTTCGTCAAGAACGAAGAAGGAAAGTTGAGTCAGGTCGGCTCAAGTTGCGTAAAGGACTTTATTGGCTGGACTTTCTATGCGAGCGCTTTAGTTACAGAGGAAGATTTCGCAGAGGAGTTCGGTGGCTACAACTTTGGCGGAGTATCTGGAATCAACACAGTCGGAGTTATTGCTCACGCTATCAAGGCAGTCAGCAAGTTAGGTTATGTGAAGTCCTCTGAGGGAATCTCTACAAAAGACTTAGTATGGGGCGTTCTCAAGAACATTCACCAATACAACGAAATCTGGGCTAAGCATGAAATTGGTGAGGCTGGAGAGGCTGAGTACGAGAAGGCTCGCCAACTTATCGAGTGGGGCAAGAACTTTGAGGGTGATAGTTCATACGCTCAGAATGTTCGCTCCGTCTGCCAGTTAGAGTTCCAAAAGGATTCAACAGTCGGTATCGCGGTTAGCATCCTCAAGGCTGAATCAAACCAGCGTGAGAAGGCAATCGTAGAAAAGGTTGAATTCAAGAAGGAGCAGTTCGCTGAGACAGGTTCCAAGGTCGAGGTCGAGGTTACCGTTGCTGGCTCCAATACTTTCGAGACACAATACGGCTGGACAACATTGTTCACTTTTGTAAACGAGGGTGGCTACCAGTTCAAGTGGTTCTCATCTAGCGGTGCCAATGTTGAAATTGGAGATAAGGTCAAAATCAAGGGAACAGTCAAG